GTATTTTTGTTTTATGTATGGGGGCTTTTGGCCCTAGCCTTGGTTACAGGGATGGCTATCCCCAGCCAGATCCGATCAGGCCTCGGAACTGGCAGCCGGCTGCGGGAACAGGCTCAGCGCTCCTCCAGTCACCGTAGTGGCGGTGACGGTGAGCACAAAGGAGCCCGACGTCGCAGTGGCCGTGAACAGGGCCGAACACATGCCGTTAGTAGCGGCAGCGTTCAGGCTGCTGTTTCGCTGGAGAGACAGGGTCCCTCCAACGGCGGTGCCTGTGGACACGGCAGTGATCACCGTTCCCACAACGTAACACCGAATGTCGTAGGCGGCGCCAATGGTCAGGCCGCTGAACGACACCACGTTGGTAGCCGTCGCAGCCAGAGCAAACTGGCCGGACGACACGGGCGTGGACCCGAACGGCGTGGCCGCCGCGATGGGCGCTCCTCCAGGGACGAGCATGCCATTGCCCCCGGCAATGCCGGCAGGCGGGAGCTGCGGGGTGTACAGGTCAATGTCGTACTTGACCCACAGCTTGCCCCACGAAACGGCGGTCCCATCCACCGTGCCGACAAAGAACGAGCCGGCGTCGTAGAGCTTGATGTCCTGGTTGGCGGACAACGCGGTCGACCGGACAAACTTGCGAACGTTCATCTCATGCAGGTTGACCTGGGGAACGTCGAGGCAGATGTCCTTCCACGGAGCATCCTCCTCGACGGCCTTGTACGTCGTCATGATCTGCTCCGACACAGGAGCTGCGTCGGAAGCGTCCGGGTCATGCGCCATGATCACGGACCCAGGAACGTTGCTGCCCGTGCGGGTGTAGTAGCACAGGCGCAACTTGCGGAACCGGTAGGCCTCCCAGTTCTGCGCAATGCCCGACAGCCAAGGAAACGAGGCCGCCAGGCCGGGGTTCACAGCGAACGTGTTCCCCGCCGCGATCGCGAATGCCGTCGTTCCAGTGACGTTCGCAATGAACTCGCGGTGCACCACGCGACACGAGTCGCGGCTCTGCTGGATCATGGGAGCCTGGCCAGATTGGCCAGTGGCGTAGGCGGCAGCCACCTCGGCCTGCCGCTTGGCCTTGCGCTGCTTGCGCGCGGCCCTCTGCTTCGGCTGCTTCTGCTTGGGCGGGTTCTGCCGCTGCTTCTGCTGCTTCTGCTGCTTGTTGTTGTTGTTGTTCATACCGTGAACCGTAAAAATTTCGAACGGGAGGTGCGACCTCCGGCTGACAACCCTGGGTGCAAGCAAACCCAAAGCCCCGGCGTCACGCCCGCCGGGCAGCGATGGCCTAAAGGCCATCACAGCTGGCCAGCGCCCTTCCCGGGCGCCGACAGCTTGACTCCAAGGCGCTTGGCCACCTTGGAACGCAGCGACTTCCAACCCTTCTGGTAAGCCGCGAACTCAGCAGCGCTCTCACCGACGCGCTGCTTGCGCATGACCCAATTACGAGGGTCGGCCGGCGTCTTCTTCTCCGCGGCCAACTTGGGCATGCGCTTCGGGACCTGCCCACCATCCGGCCCCACGACAGGCACGAGCTTGGCGGCAGCAATGGCCTGAGCCAAAGGCTGGTCAACGAGGACCGGCATCCCAGGCTCAGGGGTCATACCCTCCGATGCCTCCTCCTTCTCCTTGGGGGGAAGGAAAGTGCCGCCCTCATCAATGGACTGGTTAGGCACAACCACGCTGGCCTGATCCAGCGGGAACTCATCACCAACCACACAGGGCTTCTTGGTGATGAGAACGGCGTCCTTGGCCGACGTACACAAGGGCGCACGGAGGAGCATCTCCGGGTCACGCACGAGACGCATGGTCGCGGTCCACATGCGGAAACGGTCCCAGTCGAAGTCCTCGATGGCCGAGTTGAACACATCGACCATCCAGCCCGAGTCCACGTTGGGCCAATTGGCCTCGGGAGAGTGCTTGCCATCCCACGGCATAAGCACCCCATCCACGCGCTCCCCAAGCAGCTCGTGGGCCAGAGTGACAATTTCACCAAGCACAGGGCTATTCTTGTCCATCCGGTAGTAGCCGGAGCACCGCTCCGCGAACCGTTCCAGCGGGTCGCGCAGGCCGGCAGGGCCGACCCACAGCTTGGCCAAGGCGCGATCAGGACGCGCCATGGAATTGGTGTCGCCATCAAAGACAGCCCGGGAGAACCACCGATTAAGGAAGTTCACCCCAAGCTCACCACGCCGGACCACCTGCACCTCGTAGTCCTGGCCCATGTCCCGCGCAGCGCGCACAAGCACATCCGGGTCAATGTCCCCGGACAGGCTGTCGTCCCCACCGAAAATGCCCAGGCGCGCCCACGCCTGGTCAGGGGTGCACTTCACTCCGTTCACGACAGTCTCGCAGTGGGCGAGATAGTCAATGAAAGCAGTCCCCACGGAGTTAAAGTCGGACGTCTCGAGAGAGCCAGAGCCCCGAGTGTAGCCGGACTTATACCGCCGACCCTCAGTGGTGACCCCAGGCTGACCCACCTGCTCATCCATGCACTCGTTCACCGCGGAATGGTGCTCCACGGCAAAGAAGCGCAGGGCGCAGATGCGCTCGAGAATGCGCATACGGCGCTTGACATGACCGTCAAAACGGTTCCCGTCGCCCATGACCGCCGTCTTGCGGTTCTTGAGCACGGCGGCCACGCGCTCAGCACACTGGCGAGGCGTCTTTCCAAACGCGTACCAGTCCTGCGAGCACATGACCTCGTCGTGGAAGGCGTACATGAACTTGGAGTACGCCAACTTCGCAGCGGGGGGAGCCTGCGAAATGTTACGGGGGTCGGACGGCTTCTCAGCCACCTCCTTCTTCACGAAGGCCTTCCACCCGCGCTTGTACGCCGCGCCCGTGACTCCAGCCTCATCCAAGATGGAGCGCTGGGACGGCCTGTCCTGGCGGTCGTACACCTCGTCCTCGCCGACAGGATGGCCAGCATGAGGGACGGGAATGAGCCGCTCCGCAAACTCCACCATGCGCCGGGCAAGGGTGGGCGGAATGGGCTCCTCGAACTCGCGGTCGATGAAGGACTCGACGCGGCCCGAGATGCAACGGTCGTCCGAGGCCAAGCTCGTGGCGTATCCGTAGCAGGGTCCGACCAGAGGGCTGCCAAACCCAGCAAGAGGGATAGGGCAGTCGTAGTCGTGCTTGGCGAACCAAATGGGCACCAGGCACTCCGATGGCGGGTACACCACCGGCGGGTCACGGGGAGCTCCAGCGCGAAGGTAGCTCGCCATGATGGCAGCGTGTCCAGGGGGCATGCGCTCAGTCGGCAAACCGGCCGGGTCCGACGGCGCAATGTTGCTCGCAACCATGCCAGGCGTAATGGGCACCTTGGCGACGAGAGCAACCGCGCGGACAGCGTCGAACTGGGCACGGGGGAGCGTCACCGACTCATGGTCGCCGGTGATGGACACGCTCCGGAAAAGTCCCGCCTGCGTGACCACGTCCAGCACGGAGTGGCCGCCAAACACAGGGCGGAGGCGGGAAAGCGCACGACCCTCCAACAACCAAGAGGTGGGAAGGAAGGAGGGCGACTCAAACTGACCGATGAGAGTCAGCATGATCAGGCAATGATGGTCGTCCAGGCGCTTGCGGTCGATGTGGTACGAAACGACCGTCTTGGAAAGGGCACCGGTGTCCTGCACCAGCAGGGTGTCCCCAGAGTAGTCCCACACAAGGTGGCGATACTCTGCACCTCCGCTCACGCGGTAGATGACTCGCTGGTCCTCCTCGAACCGAAACGAGTACTCACCAGTCGAGCACGCAGTCGCAGTGGGCTGAAACGTGCTGATGAAGTGAGTCCCCGGATAGCGCGCCAGAAACGCGGGCATGTCCAGGTAGTGGTCCACATCAACCATGACGCTGCAATGCGTACCCGGGTTGAAATGGGCCTCCATGGGCGGGACACCCAAGTCCTTGCCCCAGTGGAAGGAGCGGTCACCCTCGAGTCCCTTGCGAACATCCGAGAGCGACATCTGCACCATGTAGGGCTCCTTCCCCATCATGTGTGCAGCCAAAACCGCAGTGGCACTACCACTATTGCGGTTACACGCGCTCGTACCGTGCGTGTGGTTCTGCTGAACCTTGGACTCCACAAGCGGCAGGTCCACGAAGACCTGTCGCTGCTGGCTGGAGGAAAGCGGCCCGGCCTCCAAGGACTTCGCAATGAAGTTCGTGCTCCACTGCGCACCAATCGGGGACCGGTTGCGACGCCACCACCAATTCGAATCGTGGCCAGTGCTACAACCTGGTCGGCTTCCCGCAGGACCAGCGCAATTGCACCAAGTGCCACGACGGCTCGGCGAAGAAATCCGACGGGTCGGTCAATGCCAA